ACCTAAATACGATGTTAGTGAGGAAGATATTGATATAGCTATCGAAACAATGAAAGAAATATTGAAAACACAGTTTTCATCGGTATATAATTCAATAAAAAAAGCAGGTGGTGTAGACTCTCAATTAACAACTAGAGAAGCTGGTAATCAAAGGGTAAGAGATATTATAAAAAAATATTTAGAAACTGGTGGAAGAAGTGCTATTACGGGTGAGTTTGTTCCATTTAATCAAATGCAATTAGACCACCATGTACCATATAGCTCAGCTGCACAAAGAGTTGCTGATAAGAAAAAGAAGGGAATTAAAACAACTTTATTGGCAGAGCAAGATGAGTTAGATAGTCCTGAAAACTGGGATTTGATGGAAACACCATTAAATCAATTGAAAAACTCGTTAGAAGGAAATGCATTAATTGAAAGAATAAATAAAAAATTATCAGCATCTCCTGATGAGAAGGAGAAGAAAGAATTAGAGACAAAACTAAAAAATGTAAGACGTAGTGCATTATTAACAAGTTTGGTAACTTCATTTGGAAATGGAGATTATAGTGGAATTAATGAAGAAACACTAGAGCAATTTAACCAAGATGAAATGAATATAATATGTAAAGCTTGGAATTGGTATCACCCAAATACAAAAGATGCAGAACAATTTAGAGAAATAGACCCTAAATATGATGAAAAACTTAAAGAAAGAGGAATAGATACATCGGTAAGACATCCATTAAGTATTACAAGAGGAGTACGTCAGCAAGGTGGTTCTAGAGGTAGAGGTTTGACAAAACCTGTTGGTGAATTGAGAAAATCATTCTTAGCTGTTGTTAAACAAGCTGGTATAAAACTTATGAATAAAAAAGATGTTAAAAAGACAGATTTGGCACTTGCTAAAGCAGTTAGAGATGTTGAAGCAGCAACAAAACCATATTCAGATAGAATGAATCAATTAAAGCAACAAATAAAGCAACAAACTTCACAATCTAAAAAATAACCTGTTTTTTATCCTTCCTTTTCATTTTTAATATTTATAGTTAATTAAAAGAAAAGAGGATGAAGACACAGTTACTTTGTACATTTACAACAAAAGGAGAGTTACAAAATACTCTACAACAAATTAGAGAAACGTATCATATAGTGTATAATTACATTTATATTTTACAAAACAAATCTAATTTGGATGAGTTGTTTATTACATATAATATAGATACTGCATTCCAACCGGATACTCCGTTGGAAAATACAATATTAATACATAGAAAGAAGGAATCTAATTCACTATACACTATAAATGCTCTTAACGAATTGGTTAAAGAGGAAAATGGTGGGGTATTAGATTCTTCGTTTGTCATTAATTGGCAGAAATTTAAGAATTCAATCATACTAACAAATGCGGAAGGAACTAAGAAAATTCAGACAAGAGTTTTTGAAGTAATGTCATTTGGTGAGACTGAAACGAATAACAATAAAAATAGTGAGGAATAATTAGAAAATGTTTATACCAAATCATTTACATTTACTTGTAAAAGGATACATAAAAACCCCACCACAAACCGAAAACGTATTAAACGAATGGTTTAGACAATTAGTTAATAAAGTAGGAATGAAAGTAGTTGCTGGTCCTACATCGGTTTATGTTAATGAACCGGGCAACGAAGGAATAACTGGAACGGTAACGCTAGCAACATCGCATGCTAGTATTCATGTTTGGGATAACGAAAGTCCAGCTATGTTTCAATTTGATTTATATAGTTGTTCGGATTTTACACCAACACAAGTATTAGACCATATTGATGAATGGTTTGAATTAAAAGAAGCCTATTGGCAGTTTATAGATAGAAATGGAAGTACCTTTGAATTAGTAAATTCTGGGCATTTCACAAAAAACAAATAATTTAAATACTAACATTATGATACTTAAAAAAGGCGATAACAACGAAAATGTTAAGTTAATGCAACAAAAGCTGGGAATCGAACCAGCAGTAACTAATTTTGGACCTAAAACTGAAGCAGCTGTAAAAGAATGGCAAGCAAAGAATGGTTTAGTTGCGGATGGTATAGTAGGACCGGCAACTTGGGCAAAAATTATGGGAGAATCAACGCCAGTACCAGCAGCACCAGTTCAACCTGTGGCAAATGTTGGTGGATTGAAATTGGATAAATTGAGAGGACATATTCCTGATGCAGTTATCCAAATGATTCCTGATACGGCAGCTAAGTTCCAAATTAATACTCCATTAAGATTAGCACACTTCTTAGCACAATGTGGACATGAGAGTGGTGGATTTAGAGTAACACAAGAGAACCTAAACTATTCAGCTAAAGGATTGGCTGGTATCTTTAAGAAATATTTCCCAACTGAAGCAGCAGCAACTCCGTATGCTAGACAACCACAAAAGATTGCAAACAAAGTGTATGCAAATCGTATGGCTAATGGTTCGGAAGCAAGTGGTGATGGCTACAAATTTAGAGGCAGAGGATATATCCAATTAACAGGTAGAGATAACTACACACAATTTGGTAAAGCAATTGGTGAAGATATCGCATCAAATCCTGATAAAGTATCATCTCAATACGCATTATTATCAGCAGCATGGTTCTGGTCTAAAAACGGATTGAACAAATTAGCAGATGGTGGAGCAGGTGATACTGTGGTAACATCTATTACAAAAAGAGTAAATGGTGGTACAATTGGATTGGCTGACAGAATTAAACATTTCAAAGAATATTATCATTTATTAGCGTAAAATTTGTTTAATTAAAAATAATTTCGTATATTTATAAAATATAACATTAGAAACATGGCAAATATTAAATTAAAAGGATTATTAACCGAAGCAGAAGATTTTAAGGCAAGAAGTAAACAAACTGGAAAGTTGGTACACTTCAAGTCAAAAGATGCATATCAAGCGGCAATCAAAGCTGGTTCTCACGAAGACCCTAAAGCTGAAAAAGGTGGACAGCCTAAAGCAGATGTAAAACCAAATGATATGTTTGGTGGAGATTATGCAAAAGATAGAGGTGGTAAAGCTCCAAAAGCTGACCCTGTTATTGCAGTAGCATCTAGAGCTCAAATGGTCCCAAAAGCGGTAGCAGGATGGGCAGATAAAAATCGTGTAGACCTTTCCAAAGTATCCGATGATTTAAATTCAGGTAAGTTAAACGTATTTGATTTTATGACCGCCGTTACTGGTATTCCTGGTAACAAATACGCTAAAGCTGTAATTGCTAAATATCCAAAATCCGATTCTAATACGAAGTATTCACAATCAGTTAAACAGGATGTATCTGTAGATGGACAGAGTGATAAGGAATTATACAATGCTTTGTCAGACATGGGATATAATTTTGGAAAATTTGGTAGTAAGAATTTTGATGAAGAAGGATTCGCTGATGCAGCAACTAACTTAGGTTATCGATATGATGATAAAAATAAAGTATGGAATCATAGAGATAAAATGGGTGGAAATACTCCTAACACATCTAAATACGATGATAAATCATATTGGAAAGATACAGAACGTGAAAGACAAGGACAGGGTGCCGATGATGATTGGGATGATGATGATAGCTGGGGTGAAGGGCCTCAATTGACATCTGATAGATTGAATAAAATAGAAACAGCACTTGAAGATGAATTGGATTTAAGAGGTAATGGATTTGAAACTACACGTGAAAGCGGTGGTGGTATGGGTGGATGGGAAGGACCTATGCAAATAATGGATAAAAATGCTGATTTCGATGATGAAGATAATTATATTACTTTATCTGTGGGAAGTTCAAACAATGATGGCAAAATGTCAATTGTATTTGCAAATTACAATGGTGAACCATATTTTGAACCTGATTACGATGCATTAACTGGTGATAATGATTTAGAACCACAGCAAGCATATAAAGTTACAAAAGCTTTAATGAAAATGCCTGAAGTTCAAAAACTATTAAAAGGTGAAATGAGTAAAGAAGAATTCCAACCGATATATGATAAGCTAAAAGCTAAATTTTCAAAAGGAAAAACGGAATCAACGAAACTAACATCAATGATTAAAAAATAAATAAAAGGGAGAAACTAAAAATTCTCCCTTTTTTATTTGGTATACTCGACTATTTTTCGTATATTTGTGTATATCCACAATCATATATAAATGCCAATAGCTCTACAAAATATACTTTAAAAAAGATTTGGAATTCTGAATAATTTGTCGTATATTTGTATTTCTATTATATTTATTAATGTAACGGAGGTGAAGGACACTCACCTAAATAAAACCATAAAACATAAACTCTTAAAACTTAAAAGACATGGCTATTAACTTAGACGCAATTAAGAGCAGACTTAACAAACTGCAAAACACCCAAAGAACAACTGTAGAACTTTGGAAACCAGCACCCGGTAAACACACAATCCGATTGGTGCCTTACAAATTCAATAAAGAAAATCCTTTTATTGAACTTTATTTTCACTACAACATTAACAACAAATCTTACTTATCTCCGATGAGTTTTGGTAGACCCGACCCTATTGTTGAGTTTGCTGATAAACTTAAAAGAATGGGTGACAAGGAAGATTGGAAAGCTGCAAAAAAGATGGAGCCGAAACTTAGAACTTTCGTACCAGTATTGGTAAGAGGTGAAGAAGGTGAAGGTGTTCGTTTTTGGGGCTTTGGAAAAACTGTATATCAAGAAATTCTTGGTTATATGGCAGATCCTGATTATGGTGATATTACAGACCCAAATGAAGGTAGAGATATTACTGTTGAAGTAGTATCGGCTGAAGACAGTGGTACTTCTTACCCTGTAACAACTATCCGTGTTAAACCAAAGGAAACTCCAATGGCAACTTCAAAAGAAGAAACGGATAAGTTTCTAAATTCCCAAAAGGAAATTACTGAACTTTATTCAGAATTAACTTATGCAGAATTGAAAAATGTATTAGAAGGTTGGTTAAATCCATCTGGAACTTCTGATGATGAGGTATCGGCATCTGCCCAAAC